AATATCTTTGAGGCACTGTCGGCGTTTCAAGGAGAACTCACGACTATTGAGCAAAGCAAGAGTGTGAAGTTCAAAACGAAAGACGGACGCGAAGTTGATTTTAAGTACGCGCCTCTCTCGGAAGTTATGAAAGTAATTTACCCTATTCTTGGGCGACACGGACTTTCTGTCCGACACGAAATAACCAAGGACGGAGTTGACTGTGTTCTTTCTCACGAAACAAGAACGGAAGACACAGACAAAATTGAGGAAATTGAAACAATACAACCGGACGGAACAAAAGAAATACGGGGTGTTTCAAAAACGTTTATTCAAAACGAACTTCGCTCGGGAGTAATTATGGTTTCTCGTTCCGGTGATATGAAAGAAATCGGAGGACAAATTACCTACGCTCGCCGATATACTCTTTCTCTCGTACTCGGTATCGCAAGTGAAGAAGATAAAGACACCGAATTTGAGGAACAGAGAAAAGATAATGTTGAGAAGTTTGCAATGGCACAATCTCGCAAAGGTATTGACGCTTGCAAGACACCGGAAGATGTAGCAAAGTCCGTTGCATTTTTTGAAAACGATTTGAAACTCATTGACGCAGGTAAAGCTCCGATACTCGGTTTGACGAAAGAGAACTACGCCGAACTCAAAGATTTAGCTGTGAAGAAACAGGTTGAACTTCACAAGAATAAAGCTGTCGGTGATACCACCATTGAACCGATGAACCCAAATTTCGGATAAAGAAGAATTACAGAAAAAATTTGATTATCTCACGAGAGAATTAAAAGATATGGAACACGGAGATACTCATTATCGTGATGTGTGGGAAGAAAGAGCAGAAGTTAGTAGAAAATTAAGTGCCTTAAAATAAAATGGAAAACCAAAAACTAGAAATCAAAGAGTTCAGTGTAAAAGAAAGCGAACTTATGTCGCTCGTGGCTTGCACTGAAAACGTTACGAAAGAAGCCGGAGAAGTAGAAATTAAAAAACATATTAAAATCCTCCGTGGTGCGCAAATTGAAGTGGAGAAAGAGGGTAAACTTCTTCGGGACGGTGCAAACAAATTCCGCACGTGGGTAATTGAAAAAGAAAACGCCCTTACGGATATTGTTGAACCGGAACTCCAACGACTCGGAACGCTCGCAAGTGAAATCGCACAAGACAAACTGAAAGAACAACGACTCGCCTCACTTCCTATCCGCCGTGATAGATTATCCGCTCTTGAATTTACTGGGACTGACGAATTTATCCTTTCCTTTGATGACGCGGATTTTGAAACGCATATCAACGAACTCATTGCCGAAAAGAACGAACGCACTCGCCAAGACCTTGAACGCCGTGAACGAGATATAAAAGAAAAAGAGGAAAAAGCATTGGAAGAAAAAATATATACGCGCGGAAAAATTCTCGCAAGTATCGGAATGATACGAATTGGAAACGACTTCAACTGGGGGCAACAAAGATATTCGGTACAAGAGGTTGCCGAAATGACCGAAGAACAATTTGACAAACTCTTTGCTGAAACGAAAGACGAATACGACAAAGACCAAGCAGAAAAAGCAGAGTCTGACCGACAAGACAAAGAAAAGGACGAAGCTCGTATCCGAAAAGAAGAACAAGACAAAGCCGACAAACGAGAAGCAGATAGAATTGAGAATGAGAAAAAAGAGAAAGAGGAAAAAGAGCGAAAGGAAAAAGCCGAAGCCGACAAGCTCGCCCAAGAGAAAGATTATCAACACTTCCTTACTCGCAACGGCTACTCGGAAAGTTTGAAAGAAAACTTTATTATTCGGAACACAGGGAAACAATGCGATTTATTCGTTAAGGTGGATACGTACATTCAAAAATAATATGTCCTCCGGAATTTATAAAAGACCAACACAAGAAGAACGTTTTTGGAAATATGTACAAAAAGGAAAACCGAATGAGTGTTGGTTGTGGATTGGTTGTGTTTTTAAGAAAAGACGCGGATATGGGCAATTCTTTTCTGGAAAACATTCGCGCGCCCATAGGTTCTCTTACGAACTACATTACGGTAAAATTCCTGACGGACTTATGGTTCTACACCATTGCGATAATCCCCCCTGCGTAAACCCTAGACATTTGTTTTGTGGTACAGCAAAGGAAAATACAGAAGATATGATTAAAAAAGGAAGAATGTCAAAAGGAGAAAAACACCCAATCTCAAAACTTACCGAAAAACAAGTTGTTGAAATAAGAAAAATAGGACTTTCTGGTAAACTAACACAAGGAGAAATTGGAAAAAAATTTGGTGTTTCTAACATAACCATAAGTGATATTATGAGAAATAAAAAATGGAAAATATGAGCTTCTTCCCTAATATAAAACCACATTTAAGCCCTTCGGCATTTGCTTGTTGGCACGCAAGCCGTTCGTCTTATATCAAATCGTACTTTGAAAACGGAGAAAAGTACGACAGCTACGCGATGAAAGCAGGGAAACAAATCCACGCACTCATTGAAGCCGGACTCTTAAAGGTAATCCACAATTACGCGATAAGAGAAAAGCAACTCACTGTACCTATCGGGAATGATATTCTTGCTCTTGGTACGCCGGACTCTTATGAAGTGTTTGAAGTAAAAAATGAAACAGAACAAATATACGAGAACTATGTTCGTTTCGTTGACTACAAATCTGGAAAAGAGAATGGCTGGGAAGACGCGGTACTCTATGGCGACCAAAAAATGCGCTTTACCTCTTGGTTAGTGTGGAAACACACAGACCGACCAAAAAAGATTTACGGAAGCATTGAATATATCCCAACCCAATGGAACGCAAAAACTCACGAGATAGAACCGACAGGAGAAGATAGCAGTATCGTTGCGGAATTTGTTTACACCTACAACGAAATGGTAGCGTTCTCTGAAACAATGATGAAAGCCGTAAAAGATATAAACGCTGAATATGATAAATGGCTTGAAAGCGCCGACTTCGTGGATAGAGAAAACGTCCGGGAGTATGTAGAACTTTACGAACAGAACGAAAAGATAGAGGCAAGAATGGAAGAATTGAAAGAACTTATCGGGGGGCAACTTGACATAGGGGGAAAGCTTACCTTTGTAGACGAAGCCGGAAGTTTCTATTTCAACACCAAAAAGAAGTTTGAATATCCGACAGGACTTCGTGTGAATTACAAGGATTATGGAATTACCATTGAAGACGCGGAAGAAATCGCAAAATTTGCGTCGTCCGCAAAGAAAAATTTTGAAGTTGCAAATGACCCGATCAGTGTGAGTAAAACTTTGGCATTTCGCCCAAAGAAAAAGAAAATAAAAAAATGAACCAAGACCACGATTATTTAGTAAATAGGTGGCTCGTAACACGGGGGGGTCGTAACCGTGAGGACTTAATGACTGACGAACAGGGGCAATATGTTCCAATGCAAAGTGGACACAAACAAGTGAAAGTCTACGTCCCGAGCTACTACGAACTCAAAAATTTCTATTTCAAAAATCGGCTTGAAACTCCGAGAGAAAGAGATAGAAGACAACACCAATATCTATATGCGAACAAAAAGCGTAACGTTGATGTATCAAATAACCCCGACTCAAATTCTTCCGCCTCCGAAACTAGACTTGGAGAGGAAAGAGGAATGGCTGAAAGAGATACAGAGAACAATACCAAGCGAGTGGGAGTTTGTCCTAGTGAAAGTGAAGTACGAACTTTTTGATCCGGCAATCCAAGACCAACAGAGATTTTTTGAGGGGGCGTGCGTGGCTTACTACGCTATCCAAAACCTTGATATGACTGTTGGAAGACCAGACGCTGTAACCTTAAAAATGTATAGAGAAACTATCCTTGATGAAATGCTTGGCTATGATTTGCAACTCGTGAACCGAACTGCGCGAAGAAGAACCTCCACAACCGACTGGAAAAGCGTATCAAAGTGGAATACCTTTCTCAAAACTCTTGAAGAAACATTGTTTGACTCTCACGGCTATGAGTTCCCCGACTCCGAACACTTTTGGAAAATGGTAAAAGAACACGGACACGACCAAGCGAAAGAAATCGTAATAGACCAATTACAAAACCGAATAAAATTAAAACTACAATGTCCAAAGACATAAAAATTTATACCGAATACGAATACGGCGGAAAATCTGTTGCGTACCTCACGAAGAAATACCACATCGCTCGTTCAACCCTGTATAACATTATTGACCGCGTTGAAAAAGGCGAACCGGAACGAGTGGAGGCGTGCGCCCGGAAATGCGTACAGAACGCCCGGTGGCAATATCTTTACCAAGCCCGATACCTCTCCATTCCCAAGAACCGTAAAAAAGAAACCGTGGAGAAATTGAAAACCTTAATTCGCGAAATGCACGCAGACCATTTTGTTGCGTCCGAAATTGCGAAACTTACAAAAAAAGACCGATCTACTATTAACTTTCATCTAAATTCAAATGCCAACGATACTAAAACCGTGTGCAAGAAATAAACAAGGGGATATTATACACAAACTGAAAAAACTTACTGACGGACACGGGCATTTTTTCACTGTTTGTGCTGATTGTGGGTCGTATGAAGTAACAACACAAAAATATGCTGTGGGATTATCAAAAGCAAGCCGTTGAGTTCGTTGGAGAGGTATCAAAGGGGTATCTTGCAATGGGACTTGGCACTGGAAAAACGATCACAGCCCTTTCCGCAGGGGTACAATACTCCAAAAAAGGTGGGATACTCGTCATTGCCGAAAAGAACGAGGTCGTAAACTCTCAAAATTTTATGCGAGAGAGCGAAAACTTTGACGGCTGGAATTATTACAACCTCCGCGACACAATGATAGGAAATTGGGGACTGAATGAGAAAGTGATATGTGGTATCAACCCGGACGCACTGGATAAGGTGGATATTCCGGCTCTGACGATATTATTTGATGTCTTGGTGGTAGATGAGTCCACTATGGCTAAAAACACCTCCACGGCTCGTTTCAAGGCAATTAAGAGGGTAGCAGATGTGATGTCGCACGTGATATTGCTATCCGGGACGCCAATGATGAACGGCGCGTCCGAATTGTACGCTCCGTTGCTTCTCTTGGGACACCCTCTTGCTGGCGAGGGGAGGGTAAAGGATCGGGAAGCGTTTGAGAATATCTTTTGTTCCGTTTACACTATCCCGAACCGAAACGCGAAAGTGAAATGGTTAAAAATCCGAGTGGTAAAGGACGCGAAGTATATCCGAGAATTACGCCTATTGCTTGAAGACCAGTTCTATTTTCTCCGCAAAGAGGAGGCAGGAGTATTCAAGAAGAAGAATAGGAGAGTAAAACAGATACCAATGACAGTTCCTTGGCTGATAGAGTATCAACAAGCGTGGGACGAATATATGGCGACACTAAATGTTCGGGAATTTGATACCGAGAAAAAGAAAGCAACATTTTTGAAAAACGTAAAGCAGTTGAAAAATCTTATTGAGAATGGAAAAGTGTATCAAGTAAATTCAAAATGGAAAGCCCGACAGGTGGTGGAGGATATTAAGAAAGGTGAATACGGCGACAAAAGAATTGTGATATTTTCTTTATTCATTGAAACCGACGACTACATTTGCGAATTACTTACGGAGGCGTGTATAAAACACCGCAGATTTGACGATGTGAGAGAGTTTAAGACCGGAGATGAGCAAGTTCTCGTAGGGAGGATTAAAGCGCACGGCAAGGGTGGTAACGTGCCAGAGGCAAGCGTTGTGATTATGGTTGATATGGACTTCGTACCAGCGAATAACATTCAAGCCGAAAACAGAATTGACCGCCCCGAGCAAAAAAATGAAATGGACGTGGTTTATTACATAACCGAGGGAGAGGACGTGGTGGACGCGCACGTGCGAGAAATCAACCGAGAAAAGAATAAAGCGATCAATGAGTTTATGCGACCATTCGCCCCGGGTGAGAGGGATAGAGTCCACGAGTCATTGGCAAAATTAAAGAGAGAACATTATAAGAACTTTAACACACTAGGATATTTATGAAGAAAAAATATCAACCAGAAATATGTGAACATTGTGGACAAACAAAAACCTATGAACTTCCTCTTGATAAAGGAAGTGCAAAAATAGTGATATCCATAGTATCGGCAATTTCAAAAAAAGGAGTCAATGAAATACACCCAACACGTGAAATGGATTTGTCAGGAAGTAAAAAATGGTTCACAACAAATTTATCGCGTCCACGTTTCCACGGTATTATTGCTTATGTTAATGGGAAATCGGGATATTATTGTTTAACAAGAAAAGCCGGAAAATTTCTTCGCGGAGAAAATATACCAAGGTGCGCAATAATTTCAAAAGTAACAGGAAAACAAGAGGGATATTTACCAGAAATGACAACAATAAGTAAACTTCTTAAAGAGCCAATTATGTGGTCGGGCAATGAAAAAAATATAATAGAATTGTTAGACCCAATAGAGGTAGGACAAACACAAATGTTTTAGAAAAGTTATCCACAGTTTGATTTGCAAACATTCCACCGATAGTGTAGTATAACTACATTATTAGTTAAGTGGAAATTGTATGCAAGAAAATTATACAATAGGGTGGCGGTATTACGAGGGGAAACGTAAACGCCAAGAGTTTATAAAGGGATTAAAGGGTGCTTGCCTTATAGTCGTAGAGGGAAGTGCAATGCTGTTTATTATCGGGGCAATGCTCTATATGACGGCAGTAGGTACACTAATGTTGCAGTATAACTAATATGAAAAACCCAAAAGACCAAATTTGTGAAATGGTAGACGCACTAATTATACGAATACAAAAATCAGGACAGTACATTACAGAAGACGCAAAAATGGACGCGAAAAGAATAAAGTCGTTTGTTCAAGAACTTTCGCTTAATCCTAATATCTATAATGATAACTAATATGAGAAAGAAGAAACCTTGTATAATGTTAGACCACCACGAGAAGTGGAACGAAATGGGGGTAGAGATTTGTATAATGTGTAAAGAGAAAATAGGGAAATCATATATGGAACGTTTGAGAGATAAAATCGCTTTGATACCATACGAAGACAAACAGGCGTTTCTCAATCATTTACGCGAGGGAAAGAACGTCGGAGAAGCTATCAAGGCAGTTGACCCGGAGGGGAAGTACAACACAATGAGTGAGTGGTATCAAGTTCTTTCGGATAATATCCAAACATTCTCTTATGAAGTTTTAAGAAAAGACGCTGTATGATAGGTTGCCAAAACAAAGAACACGCGAAGTTTTGCGACAAGAACGAACGTTGTGGACGTTGTGAACTATCCACTTGCGCCGAAAACTTTGAATATCATATCTGTGCGTACGTATTAAAAGCTAAACAACAATACCGTGCTAGTATCAAATTTAATAAAACTTCTTGAAGAAAAATACGAGGCACACGGAGATGTGAATGTATCTATTTACAAGAGTTTTGAGAAAAAAAATGTACAGTTGGACTCGTCAGATGTTTTTTATGACGAAAAAGTTAATGATATTTATATTGGAATATATGACTGAACAACAAATAGACAAAGGGCAGGAACTTTTGATTAAACATCTACGTGGGATATTGGAAGACGCGGAGAGGGGGGAGTTTGGTGATTTTACAAATGTTAAATATCCCGCTCCAAAAATGGCTCTCCGTGCAAATTTATTGGAAATGGCAGAAAACGTAATCCAAGGAATATATGATTGAACAAATAACCGTATCAACGTGTTGCAAAGCCGATGTCCACACCTATGAAGACGGAAACTACTGCGCGAAATGCCACAAGATGTGTGTGTTAATGACCGTTCCTCACTCTTTTGAAACAGAAGTCCCCGGCGGAGATTTTACCGGTGCGACAGAGGGCGACAGGTAGGTGCATAGATATTCGTAAAAACCTACGCATTATAAATTAAAGTTGCATAGATTTATGGAAAAATGGTTTGCTTGGTATCCGGTAAAAGCGTGTACAAATTGTGGGAAAAAATGGGTTTGGTTTTCCACTGTTTATCGTTCAAAACGTTGCGCAGGAGGGTGGAGATATGAGATAATATAATTATTATGGACACAAAAGAATGGGGAACTATTGAGGAAGTTTTGCCAGAGCTTAACTACAAAGTAAAGCTCGCGAACGGCAGGATACTTCGTTGCTATACCGCCGGGAAACTTATTAAAAATCGTATTCGTTGCGGTATCGGCGACAGAGTAGAGGTTGTTGTACCAACCACGGGAGATATTGGGCGTGTAGTTTGGAGAAAATAACATTAAAAATAATTACAGAAAATATGAAAAACATTTTTGATAGTATCGTAAAATTTGGTAGAAAGTTAAAACCACAAGGACGTGGTATTGGAAACCAAGCACTACAAGCGTCCCTTTATTTTGGTATAACATTGTTTTGTGCGACAGAATTTCTTTTTATTACACAAGGCGGTTTTCTTTTTTGGGTAGCGAACATACTCTCGTGTTTCCTTTTAGTGGTAGCGTGTGAATTTATTGTTTCTTCTCTCGTAATGAACCAGCGAGCGTTGAGAGAAATCTATAAAATCATAGACCAAGCCGGACAAATAATCTTGAAAAGAGAAGAAGAAGAAAGTAAAAAACAATCCGATGAATGAAATACCCTCACCATTTCAAAAAGAGATAAGACCGAAGACTCCAAACACCCACAGAGTATCAGCCGAAGAAGTGGAAGCATTTAAGCGTATGCTCCATCTCCAAAAACTTGTAGTCATATCAGAAAGAATGGACGGCGGAATACAAGAACACGGAATAGTGGTAAACGGATATTCGCCGATAGAGGTTGTGGAAGTATTAAGGCACTTGCTTTCCGTACTCTCGGACGAAATGAAGCCCGGCAAGAGATTAAACAATCTCCAAAATAAAGGAGGACGCGTTGATTTTGAGAGGTTGGAAGAAGACAAAGACCCCGACACCAACGACCCAAGTCAATTTCCGGCGGACGGAAATGATATGGAATTATAAAATGTTTCCTCTCTCGTAAAGCCCGCAGTTCAAGTCGTCTAACAGGGCGGGGCTTGAACGGGGTTTACGGGAGAGGAGAGCGTATCTAGGACGTACGGCTCGTCGGCAGTCTGTAAAACTACTTCCATTGGACAACGTGGTTCAACTCCACGGATACGCACTATGAAAATCATAAGAAAAATCAAAGTGTGGTGGTATGGAAAATGCCACTTCTCGGGTCATAAGTGGAGAACAATTACCGATCACGAGAACTTTGACTACAAATACCGCGCCTGTATCCGGTGCGGAACACCCAAAGAATAAGAATTATCCACAGGTAAAACTGTGGATTTTTTGTTGACGTGGTATAATTAAAGTATTATTCATTAACCATAAAAACTATATGGTAAGCCAAGAAGAAAGTCTGCTATCCACAATCGTGGTAGCGTTAGTAGATAATCCGTCTGATGTCAAAGTAGAAAAGACAACCGACGAAATGGGTGTATTGCTCTCAATATCACTCAACCCAGCCGATATGGGAAAAGTAATCGGGCGAGAGGGTGCGACAGCGAAAGCTATCCGCGCTATTATGCGTGCCGTTGGAATGAACCGCCAAGCACGTATCAACGTTAAAATCGTTGAACCAGAGGGAAGACAAAAGAATTATCGCGAGGAAAAAGAAGTTTACTAAATAAAATGTTATCAAAAATTGGGGTAATGGAGAATGAGGTAGTAATCGGCTCACTTGATGTAACCTACGGAAGCATCGGCGCTGATGTTTCGGTAGAGCAATACGAAGATGTGCCGTCCCCTATTCCCACTATCCCGGTTGGAGATAATTAAAAACGTGGAAAACGACAAAACAATAGTGAAAGATATAGTTTGGCGTCCTATTACAGAACTATGCGCTAGCGACGAAAACAAAAACGTTCTCGTATGGGGAAAGAAGATCAAGGAGGGAAAGTTTGTACCGTGTTGGCAAGCAACGTATTTGATGTCCGACTTGAAGTTTATGACAAGTGATATGGTGGTAGAGTATTTTGCCGAAGTCCCCGAACCTAAATAAGCTTATGAACGACCTAAAAAACAGAATTTCCGCTCTCAAATTTCACCAAGTAGAACCGTATTCAGATTTTTGGGAGAGGACACACACGAACGGAGATAAGATAACTACGAGCGGTTTTACGGCAAAGTTTCACAACCAAATCATTGACGAGGTGTTAAGCGTCATAAAAGAACCAAAGAGTAACGCTATTCTAAATGAGTTCGGAAGAGAAACGAGAAACGCAGTGCGAGAGGAGAGAGAAGACCGCCGGAGAGAACAACAACACACCTATTTCAAGTATGGAGGAATAAGAAAACCCTTATAAAATTATGGCATACAAGACATACAAAGAAATCCGAACCCACAGTGGGAAGATAGACGGAAGAACAACACGTCCTTTCAGTATTCGCAAGACAAAAGCTCTTGAAATTTATTTGGACGCAAATGGACGCAAATCAAAAGCAGTAGCGATAAGGGAAGCAGGATACCCAGAGTCAACGGCAAGACACCCAGATAAAGTCTTTTCGCGTTCAATAGAAAAGCTTATGGACGAAATGGGAGTCAACGAGAAACTTGGTATGGAGATATTACAACGAAACGCCAAAGCAAGAGTTCCGGTACATTTCACTTTCCCCCCATTCAATTCAGCAAAGGACGAAGACGGCGGAGAGGACGGTGATGATACCGGAGAGAATATGGGCGAAAGGTTTGGAGAGCAAATGACAGATACACAGATACGAGAATATATGGAGGGAGCAGGTTGCCGAGTAACGCGTATCGTTCACGGAGATATGGCACGACACGTTTATGGGTACGGACAAAACAATAAAGCCCAGTTGGAAACCGCGAAGATGATATTTGAACTCACTGGCTCATTCGCCCCAAAGAAGATAGAGGGAAAGCACGACCACCGCGTTGGTATATTCTCAATGAAACAGTTGCGACAAGAAATGGAGAAAAGAAATATACAAGTAACCGACCCATTATTAGATAACGATAATCAAAATGGAAAACAATAAAAATGGCGTAGAGGTAACGCCCGTTAAACAATTCAAATTCGCTATTCGCTTTCAAGACGGAGAGCGCGACGGCAAACCGCAGGACTTCGTGTATGGTTTCAACGTCGTAGCGGACGATGAAATCACCGCAAAGGCGACAATGTTGCGACACTTGGAGGCGTGTGTTGAAGAACTGAAAAAGTAATAAAACTAGCAACAGAGCCATAAAACGTGGCTCTGTATTGCATTTTAAGCCCTCTCAAATTCTATGGACGAACAACCTATCATATTAAAACACAGTATAACCGAGGATATTATGGAAGACGTGCAACACTTACAAAAGTGGGCGCGTGATGTGTTTTTGTTTGCGTCCGAAACAATGAATATGCTCCCGAGTGAACCAGTGGAGGAACTTCGCGACAGAGAAATCCCCTACACCGACCCAATGGGAAACAAACGGACAGCAAAACTATTCAGCAAGAGCGGAGAGCTATTGTGGAACGACCTCACTGTTTACGATAGGGAGATGTTTAAGAACCAAGACCGAGCGAGCTTCAAGCAATACAACGGCACACGGTTTACGTGGCAACAAACTGTAATCCTAACCGCTTATAACCGAGCGATACGAACATTCGGGAAAGATAGCTTTGACGACATAGTGCGGTGGATCAGCGTACGTTCGGGACACGGAATAGGAAAGACGGCAGATATGAGCGTAATCGCTATTCACTTCCTATGGTGCTTCCCGGGTGCGCAGATAGGTATGACCGCGAACAGCGAGCAACAGGTGGAGGACATCTTTATGAAAGAGTTTTATGTATGGGCGAGGAAACTTCCTTTGTTCATTCAGAACTGTATCGTTCAGACTTCCGACCACATTCAGATAGAAGACGATGAAGACTGGTTTTTAAGGGCGCAGGTTGCACGACCAGAAAAGCCCGAGGCATTGGCAGGACTCCACGGTAAATACGTTCTTATTCTCGTAGATGAGGCGTCCGGTGTGGCAGACAAGGTGTATGAGGTTATGAAAGGAGCGTTGACAGGAGATAACTATGTCGTGGTGTACTTCTCAAATCCAACACGAAACGAGGGAGAGTTCTTTGAGAGCCATAAAGACGGTAGCACATATACCAAACTGCATTTCAACAGCCGACACAGCCCGATAGTCCGCGACGGTTATGTGGACACAATGGAAAATCGCTATCCGCCGAACGGTACAGAGCATAGTGATGAAGTGAAGATACGTGTAGACGGAGAATTTGCCGGAGTGAACGAAATGGACGACAAGGGCTGGATACCTCTATTTGCCAACGTGGTGATACATTTTGAACCAGAGCAGGGGCAAATCATAAACAGAGGAATAATCGCCGTAGACCCGAGCGGAAGTGGCAAAGACCATACGTCCGTGGGTATCAGGGACAATATCTATCTCAAAGAAGTGCTAAATGAAAACACAAGCAACGAAAAGGACTTGGCACGAAAGGTAGAAACAGTCCGGGACGCTTATAATTGCCAAAGCGCCGACATAGGCATTGACGCGTTCGGAGTGGGTGCGAAACTCGTGGCGAATATCAATACCAAGATAGGCGAAAGTGTAAACGCATTACTCACTGATAAACCACGACCCGGCACAGAGGACAGGTTTGTAACATTCAAAGACGAAATGGCGTGGGCGTTCAGAGAGTGGGTGTGTAATGGTGGTATAATTATTACCAATAACCCCGAAGCGTGGCTCAAAGAAATGAGAGCCGTGAAATTCAAACGCGTGGGAAAAGGACTCATTCACTTAATGGACAAGCCGACATTCAAGAAGATAAACAGTTTCAGCCCGGATAGATTTGATATGGGGACGCTCACATTCTTTAAGGCGGACGCGACACGCCCGGTGATACTCACAAAGAACCAACTTGAAGCCGAGGAGAATAGGAAGTTTATTGAAAGCACGAAGTTATCCACAGAAAACCACAACCTATCATCTATGTAAAATCAAACGTGTGTTATAATTAAATAAACTCACCCATTCGTAGGGACATTCAAGGGCAGTGCGTTTAACCAAATTCATTGCCGGGGAACGAAGACGATAAAGTGAGTGATACCGCGCGGTGGTCTAGTCTGGTAGGACATCTGGCTCATAACCAGAGAGCATAAGTTCAAATCTTATCCGCGCAACAATAAAATTATGGAAGAAAAAAAACAAGAGGAAGTAAAAAAGAAATTGCACGCGTCCGTAATGGAGGCGTATGACAATAACGAGGACGAAGCGAAACACGCTATTGCGGTTGTTGCTCAAATAAACAAAGACTTGGAGGGCAGAGAGAAAGCGTCCATTGTCCACAATGGTATCTCTTATTCCAAGGCATACGAATACAATGTCCGAAAGGGTATCAACTATGCACCGCCAAGAGAGCCGGGGAAAGAGAGAGAGGTTTCAATGGGGCTTGTACACGAAAAGATAATCGGATTTTGCGCGTTCTTCTTGAAAATGGTTTATAAGCGACAGGTAAAATGCTATGGCGAAGACGCAAAGGTTATCAAAGGACTTGGCGACATTTACGACCTTGCTATTGAACACTCGTACAGACTGGAACAGTTTATTAAAAAACTCGCTCTCATATACTGGGAGTTATTTTGCCAAGGCGACACGTTCATTCAAGAAGTGTGGGACGTTCGCAACATTCAAAACCGTATCGCAATGAAAGACGGACAGGAAATAACACCCGACCAAATGGACTACACGTATGAATTTATGGACGGTTTAACCTATAAGGACGGCGAAATGGTACAGGTGAGGAAAGCAATAAGTAAAATCCTTGACGGACGAACTGTCATTTTGGGTAGTGAGGAGATAGAAGAAATCCAAGACCAACCGCGAATAACCATTGAAGAAGTAATCAGTACCCAAGACGCCAAAGAGATATACGGCTCACTCAAACGTTTCAAGTTCGTACCAGAGGAGAAAGAGAATATCGCGAATTGTCTAAACGGTGAAAAGGTAACATTGTTTGACGTTGACCGACTCGCAGACCCAAAGGCACAGAAGATACTCCATATCGTGTGGGATAAAGAACACAACCTTTTTAATATCCTTTTGAACGGGATAATGCTTTTGCCAAGTAAAACAACCTTTAATCTATTCTATCCACGTGGGAACTATCCTATCACCAAAGTATCGGGAGAGAGAATGACTGGCTCGGCACGTTCACGCAGTGTCCCGGCAAAGACAAAGTTTAACGCAGACTTTGTGGACTGGGCGTTGAAAGGACTTGCGGAGAAATTTGAACAAGGTATTGACCCGGCATTATTGGTACACGGAAAATACACTTTGAGCAAAGACCTATTCAGAGCCGGACAAAGGACACACGGTATCAACAAAACGGACTATGAGAAAGCCGACCCGGACAATGCAGGTATCACAACATCAGAGTTTTCATTCGTTACAATGTTGAAATCTATCGTGGAGGCACAGACATTGAGCAAAACGACTTCCGGTGAGGTATCAAGCGAAACAGCAACCGCCGTGAATGAGGCACAAGCAAGCCAAGCAGAGAAACTCGGGTATCTTTTGGACGGAGTAGTGAATGGATTTATGGATATGGCATTAAGACGAGCTGAAACTTTTGAGAGTAAATACACTATCAAGGAACGCGAAACTATCGTTGACGGAAAGAAAATCGCGGTGTATCAAAACTTCTCTGTTTCCATTGACGGCACAGACCACAATGTTTCCTTTGATGAGGGTTTGCGAAACGAGGACGTAGACCAACAAGCAATGAAAGACAAAATGTTTCAGACTTCTTTCAAGGAAACCAAAGAGGGTAATCCTACAAAATACTATCTCGCCGACCCGAATTTTATACGACAAGGAAAGCATAGTATTCACATTGTAATCAAGCCGGAACGCGTGAAAGACACTATGACCCAAATTATGCAAATGCGCGACGAGTTCTCTTTCTTGAAAGATATGTGGGGAAATGGCATAGATATGGCAGAGTTGAAAAATGAGTACATAAAAATAACTGGAAGACCCGACAAGATATTCCTCCCGGCGGAAACAATGCGACTCAATAACGAACTGGAACAGATGAACGCAAACGCGCCGACTCCCAACGATATGGGGACATTCAACAAGCCAACAATTAAAAAAGCGTTAAACACAAAATAATCTTATGGAAAACGACAAATCCAAAGAGAGTACGTTACAGACGTACCTATTATCTCGGGGACTTCTTAATCCCAAGGACGTAACAGACGCAATCATTTCGGGGAAAACCGATATTGCAATGGGGGAAGAAATCTTGGTACACGACGACTTATTGGAACAGTGTGCAAATATACAAATGCACAACAGAAAGGGCTTTGAAGCTCTTTTACGTTCGCGTATTACACCACTCGCAATGGAGTTGATAGTAACCGCCGTACCGGAAGAAACGATAGTGTTACGCCAAGCGATAATGGAAATATCTTCACTTCTTACCGACCTTGATAAACTCGCCGGGGAATATGTACGGCGAAACGAGGCGAAAGAAGTTGAGGAAAAAGAGGTAAATGAGGAAAAGTTATAAGCTAACGACAAAATATATGGACGAAAATAATAAAGGTGGAGAAAAAGGCGGAGAGGGCGCACCAGTTGTGCCTGAACTCAATGCGTTTGGTGAGCCAACCAAACAACCTGCGGAGAAAATATCCGAGGGTGGAGAGGGAGAGGGCGAAAAAGGAAAGGGTGAAAAAGAAACCCCGACTGATAAAATCGCCAATCTTTCAAAGAAGTTGGGAGAATACGAGCAAAAGGAAAAGGGCTGGGGCGAAACCCAAAAATCAAAGGACGAGAATATCAGAGCAATGAAAGCGACCATTGAGGGACTGAAAAAACAAATCGGCGAAAAGGGCGTAGAGAAAGGAGAGGGCGACAAAGGAGAGGGAAAGACTGTTTTATTCAAAGAGGTAAAGACATCAAAGGAACTCACACAAGACGAGAAAGACGAAATGACCGATACGGAAATCAAACAGTTTGACGAAATAGCGTCATTGAAGCAAGGAATGAACCAACTCGCCGAACTTATCGGAAAGAAGAACGCAGAGAAAGCACCGGAAGACAAGATAGATATTCAAGCAACGGTGAAAGCCGAAGCATTGAAACTCGCGAAGAATGACGTTGATATGGCGAACCAAATCATTGAAAGCGCCAAACAGTTTTCTTTTGCCGACCTTACTGTTGAAGAAATCGCGCAACGTGTAGAGAAGTCCGCGACACTTGTACCAACCTACAAACGTCCAAAAGAGCAGACCAATGCCGGAGGTGGAAAACCTGCTGGCGGTGGAACAGATACAGACCCTTACCACATTGACGGAATTGTGAAAGACGTAACCGATAGAAATCGCAAACAGGGCTTTGACCTCTAATTACAACACACGTGGTGTTTACAAACATTTATAAACTATTCATAAACCTATATGCAAAACGACAAAAACACAGGAAGCTCACCTGATAAAGAACCGAGCAACACTGGCGTTGGAACGACTATTCCCCCAGTAACCGCAACCAATAACCTTGGCGACATTGGGGCAAAACTTGGTGCAAGCGTAGCCAAGCAAGAGGAAATAAAGAAAGTGTCAAACGAACCTATCCCGGAAACTCCTTTACCATTTGATATGGCAAAACTCACAGGTGAACAGCTCAAACAGTTGAAAAGTATGTTGGCAGTAACTCCCGAACAGTCTGTACCGCAAGACGCTGGACACAAGACAAAAATTCGTACAATGGGTGGACGGTGTGTGATCGCTATTAAAAACGCTTTTCTTTCGGTTATATACGATCCGGCAATGGGGCAAGAAAAGAACGCGGAAAAAATGCCTGTCAAATTCCTTGGCGACGAAGATTATACGGAGGTACTTTGGAAAGACTTTATGGAAAGTCCACGCGTAGAATGTGAAATCGTCAGCACTCGCGAAGAAAAATCCGTACGAAAAGAGGGAAAGATTATCCAACGAGAAACCGGACGCCTCATAGATATGGAAGTGAAAATGGTTACTCGCTTTATTACTATCAAACTCCCGAGCGGTCAGATTGTGGAGATAGAAAACAGCGCGTCAAACGCTTAATATATGCAAGACATAAATAAGCCCACACCAGAAAAACAAGAGAGATCGGAACAAGTAATGGTGATACTGGAAAGGTTTCGTGGAAAACCTATCAACCAAAACGTCCTTAACGAGTTTTGCAACCTTTATCACCTTGACGCAATGACAATGAACGACTACGAAGACTGTTTGTTTCAGCAAGAACACGATGAACGTGTTGCAAAAGTTATTCCGGCGGTGTTTGAAATCTTGAAATCATATAAAGACGTTCCGACATTCGCACCGAAGAAAGAACGCAAGGCAATCATTGACGCAAATGAAGACATTGAATGGCAAATTGCCAAAGTGTTTGAGGACTGCGGAGTAGTCAAAAGTGAACTTAAAATCATTACCGGAAATTTCGGAAGCAATTTGAAAATGATTATTGAGAACGCCGGGGAACGCGCGGTGAATATGTGCGACGCAGTATTGAGAGAAATCGGAGAGGACAAATTCGGTGTCGGGCTTCCTATCAAACCAATGGCGGAGTTCTATCGTGCGAAAGCAAAGAAATTATCAGAGGACTTGACAAAAACCCAATAGGGTATATAATACAGTAATGAAAAATGAAAACGGACAAATTCAAGATGTGGAAAGTCCTTTGGGGAAAATTATTGAGGAGGGTGCTTATGTTCTTGCCATAGGTATTGGGCTTTTAATTTTGGGATATGTTATCGCAATTATAGCGGTTGTGATAAGGGCGATATAATAAAAAATACCTCTAATTAGAGGTATTTTTTATTAACTTTGTTGTCTTATTGTGGCATTCTCTACAAAGCCAATTTACTTCTAGTGGTTTTGAATAATCTTTATGGTGAGCTTGTGTTTTTGTTTTTTGTTTACAAATTTCACATACTTCTTGTTTTGTAAGGAAACCTTTTTTAACATAGTAACTTACCATTGCCCTCGCGATAATTTTATGACGATTTTTTTTATACTGTCTTTTCATCATTTCATAATAAACTTTTTTTCCCGACTCTGTTTTTCTATAATTTCTTGAATTAAGAGATTGGCAAGTTCTACAAGAGTAATATCTATATTTTTTACCATTCCTCACGCTTACGGAGTCAACAAAATCCCCGTTATTTATTTTACAATGCCTACATATTTTTTTATTTTCCATATTCTTAATATACAACAAAAATAAAAAAATACAATTTAGTTATCCACAAGTCTTTGTTTGTCGTATTTCAATTTGTATTTTATAATAAAGACAGCAAGTAGGAACACCAGATAAGAAAAGGCGTAACCCCTTCAAATACTAATGGTTCTTAATGATGTTCCGACCTTAAAATCTATTTCCAGTTTAGTGAACTGGTAAAGCTCTGGATAAGGGCGTCCGCAAGGGCAATCACTCCTCATAAAATCCGCGTTTGCAACGTGGTCAGGCGAAAGCCAAATAGCGTGAGGCAACGACAACGTTGCCTTTTTGCACGTTGTCAAAACTTTATTAAACTCACTTACATATTATGATAAAAAGAATTTCAGGCGACTCCGAAGTTCTCCCGTTGAAAAAGAAAGCGTCAGAAGCGTTTTCTATTGGCGACGTGGTAACAAAGGACTCGTCCGGTTATATTACCAAAGCTACGGCTTTGACTCCTCGTTCAGAAATTATCGGACTCATTATGAAAGATGTCGCGTCTACGGACGACGACTATGCAGATAATTCAGTTGTTGAAATTGAAGTCCCTTGCGAAAATACCATTTATGAGTTCCCCGTTGGAACTGGTACTGCTGTTCAAGCAATGGTCGGAAAGAAATTTGACCTCAAAGATGAGGACGAATTGGACGTGAACGCCCAAATCACGAAAGCGGTTGAAATTACCTTGGTACTTTCTACCTCTATCGTTCGCGGAAAATTCCGTATTCACGATAGCGAAAAAGCTCGTTACGTAACCTATCAGCAAGCAATCGCCTTTGGTGATTTCACTGACGGTACTTCAACGTCTGGTACTCTCGCTCTCACTACCTCAATTCCGGCTGGTGCTGTATTCGTACAGTCCATTATCACCTCTATCGTTGGGTTCACTGGTGATACTTCTGCTGTAATCATAATCGGCGACGGTACTGATACTGACCGTTATATGACTGGTACTCCCTCGGTCTTTACGACTGCGACTGCTGGTGTAGACCTCGGAGTTCCCTCTGGCACGAAGTGGCACACGGACGCAAAGACTCCAACAGTTACTATCACTTCCGGCTCTGATTGGGGCGCGGTTGTGGCAGGGTCGGCTTTAATCACCCTTATATGGATTGAAGTTGACTAAATGAGATTTGACTAACGACCATTAGTCATTTCCATTATTCACTTTAACAAAAATTTTATGTTGATCACTACAATGTCAGTTCCGGCAATTCAGTCCCTTGTTAAGAAATCCTTTGTAATGGAAACATTGCAAAAAGCCCCGGGTGATGTAAGAAAACTTTTCCACAAAGAAACACAGAGCTGGGAAAGTGATACGAAACGTATTTACGAACTTGATCGTGAACGTTTCGCCGAAAGAAAAGTGCAAGGACAAGCGTCCGCACAGCGTGGTATTGCGCAAGGTTACTACAAAGATATTGTGCGAAACACAATTTCTATCACTCGCGTAGTTTCCGGCGAAGCGTACCAAGCTCTCTCTGCTCACAAACTCGCGGAATACGCGACACAGACCGCTCGCGACGTCGTTGACAAAATTGAGTTGGATATGAGGAACTTCCTCGGTTACTCCACGGGAGCAACCTCTTACGTGGACAATGGTGGTTTCACTATTGATCTCACCGTAGGCGACGGAAATTCTGTCTTTGATACCACACACGATTTGAAGAACTCAACGACCACCTATTCCAACATTCTTTCCGGTGCGCCGTCCCTTTCTCCTACCGCTTTGGAGGGAGCAGAGGATTACTTCTCATACAATGTCTATGACAACTACGGTCAGAACATTGAAATGACTCCGAATACCCTCATTACCTCACGCAAGGCGATTATGCAGAACAGAGTAGACCGCCTCTTTGGTTCAGTTTCACCGGAAACCATTGACGGAACAGCGAACGCGAATAGTGGAGTAAAGAACTCGTATCGTAACAAATATACCCACCTCACGATTGATTTTGATAAGACCGCCCTCAATGTTACGGACTCCTCTCTCTCGTATTACTGGTTCTTGGCTTCTCTTGGTGGAATGCCGGAGGAAAGTTTCCAAGCATACTACGTATCTTGGCTCTCTCCACAGGTTGCCACCCCGGAAGTTAATCAGGACAAATGGATTATGTCCTACACCGCACGCGCTTGTAATGGACTCGGAGCGGTATCTGGTAAAGGAATACTCGTGGCAAAAGCGACTTCCTAAACCACAGTTAAGCCCTCTCTTTGCCTCTCAAATTGGGAGGCAAGACAGAGGGCTAAACTGGAATTTAATAACCAATAATTTAATTTTATGGACAAAGAATTTACATACCCGAATATCGCTGACGGTATCAAAGCCGTTACCACAGCAGGAACGGCTGTCGCTCTCGTAACCGCTTCCACTCTCTGCCGTATGGTAATAATCCAAGCACGCCCGGAGAACACCGGAGTAATCGTGGTTGGAGCTTCTACCGTGGTTGCGTCGCAAACCACTCGTAGAGGTATCGCCCTCGTTCCGGGACAGTTTGTTACACTTCGCGTAACCGACCTCGCAAACCTTTACCTTGACTCCACTGTCAGTGGGGAGGGAGTATCGTTCGTGTACTTTAATAACTAATCCTCCTTATTATATGGAAAATGCAAAAAAATTCGGAGGCATTGGACTTGGACTCGGTGCGATTATCGGTGTCATAATGACATTTGGTAATGCCAGTGTCGCCAGTGTAGATATTTTCCGAAAGGACGCTTCAAACGTTGTCAGGGTTTTCCCTACGACTTTGGAACTGAATTTCGGAACAAGTAAAGTTTCGCTTGGTCTTACCACACTTGGTGGTGGAACATTCGCAACGACCTCGGCTGGTACAGTAACTTATCTTGCGTCGTCTTTCAATAAAGGTGTTATTGAACACACGGCAAGCTCGGCTGTTACTGCCTCGCTCTCGGCTTCAAGTACTCTCTCCGAACAAATCCCTAACTCGGGCGACTCAATGACGCGTTATATTCACGCGATAACGAGTAATATCACCCTTGCTGGTGGAACAGGAACGGACTTAAATACAGCTTCTTCTACAAAAGTAATTCTCGCTGGAAAAACTGCACGACTTGACTTCATCAGAAAAGCGGATACTGATATTGAGGTACTTTTAACCTTACCATCTGGTAACTAGCTTTCTGGCTCTGCCTCTTTTGTCGTTAGGGGCAGGGACGAGAACACTATTATTTAATAATAAAATATATGGAAACATCATACGCAAATATAAGGGACGGACGAAAAGTTGTCGCAACTGCTGGAACGGCAGAGCGACTTGTTGCGTCAAATACGAGTTGTCGGAAAGTGGAGATAACCGCTCTCGCGGAAAATACCGGATATGTCGTTGTCGGCGACAGTACGGTTGTTGCGTCCGCCGGGACACGCCGTGGACTTCCTATATCGTCTGGTACGACCCTTACCGTATACGTGGAAGACCTATACACTCTTTTTCTTGACGTGGAAACCGCAGGAGAGGGAGTTTCGTTTATTTACTATTTCTAACATTATGACAAAACAAAATTTCAATAGGGCATTGGCAGGTGCTTTCCTCGCAGGAGGAATACTCTTGTCTATCATTGCGGTTTTCCTCGTGAACTTCGCTCACGCGGAGGTTTCCGGTCAAACCCTTTTCAGAATGTTGGGAAATGTAGTATCTCCAATTAACCAAACAACTAAAATGGGTATTGGTACAACGACGCCAAACGCAAAACTTACCGTGCAAGGAACATCGGGAAGTACAAACGATATTATAAATATCGCTTCTTCCACTGGTTCAAGTTTATTCAAAGTAGCTTATGACGGAACGGTAACAATGCCGGGATTTTCCGTATCGGCTATCACTGGATTAAAACAAACTTACGGTACGGCACAAACAGGTGTTACTCAAACCCTCGCGACATCAACCGCCGACACAAACCTTGGAATGACAATTACTACGGGAACAAACTCACACATCTTCACTCCTTACTGGATAGGAACACTCGCTGACGCGCGTATTGCTTCGGCTTCTACTTGGAGTGCTAAACAAGACGCTATCGGGTATACCGCAATGAATAAAGCGACAACCACACTTGATATTCAGAGAATGAGCGTGTCTTTATCTTCTTCAACCCAACAAACAATTTCAGATATTTTATGGCTTGGAAACGGAACAGTAAATACTCCCTCATTAAATATAGGTAATACAGGTTTATACCTTGCGTCTTCCGGTAAACTGGGAATTACAAATGGAACAAGTGGTTTAACTTGGGACGGTACAATGTTTTATCCAAATACCACGAACGCACGAAATCTTGGTGGAACTTCAAATCTATGGAACAACGCATACATAAATTACGCGTCAACCACTCAAATAACTTCTGGTTCGTTTATCGCTACAAGTACCACGCAGGTATCCTCTTTCAAAGGCGTTAAGACAGGTACGGCGGTGGTAACGGACGCTTCCACTATAACTGTTGACTGGGCGCTTGGGTCAACGCAGGAGGTCGTTTTAGGGGCAACTGGACGTACTCTCGCTTTCTCAAATGTTTCTCCCGGTGCGACACTTAAACTCTGGGTATGGCAAGACATAACAGGTTCGCGAACAATTACAACTTATCCAACAGGTGTTCACTGGGCAGGTGGAACAGCGCCAACTTTGACAACAACAGGAGGAAAATTTGATATGCTCGTATTTACAACTGCTTCGTCAACAACACAATTCTCGGCAGGTGCTTCGTTAAACTATTAAAATTATGAAAAATCTCCTTAAAAAAATTGGAGTTCTCACGGCAACGATACTTATGGTTTCGTTGCCTTTGAGTGCGTTGGCTCTTAACGCTGATTACGTCATTGTCGCAGGAGGAGGTGGTGGTGGAGGTTCAAAGGCAGGAAGTAGTTCTAGCGGTAGAGTTTCCGGTGGCGGAGGCGCAGGTTCTATGTTGACAGGAACAACGGCAATTACAGCACAGGCGTATACCATAGTTGTAGGAAACCTTGGAGGTGGTGGGGGCGGTGCAACACCCTCAAATGGAACAGCCGGAGGAAACTCAACAGCTCTTGGTTTGACGGCTACTGGCGGTGCAGGCGGGGCAAGAGTTGATAATTTTGGTGCTTACGACGGTTCTAACGGTGGTTCGGGAGGAGGTGGAAGTGCTTGTGGTGATTGCCACGGATACGGAGGAACGGGTACGACAGGCGGAAACAACGGAGGCGATGGAACACAAGTTAGTAATACGGCAGGTGGAGGCGGAGGCGGAGCAGGAGCTGTCGGAGTAACTTCAAACGGAACGACAAGACCGGACGGAGGAGCTGGAATAGCGACCTCAATTACCGGGACAGAAACGTATTATTCTGGTGGGGGTGGTGGTGCTTGGGGTGGGGGTACGTCAAATGGTGGAGTAGGTGGTTCTTCCATTGGAGGAACAGGGGCGTATTATTCGGGTGGTGATGGAATGGCTGGGGGTAACGCCACAGCAGGACGAGGGAGCGGAGGAGGTGGTTCAATCGCTTGGTCTTATGGTCAATACGCCGGAGGCAATGGTTCAAAGGGTGTCGTTATTATCGCTTATACAACCGCAGAGTGGGAGGGTCATACAGGAGGAAATGAAACTGGTACGAATGGTGCAAAAACTTGGGTAAAATTTACGGCTGACGGAACTCTCACAATGGAGGGTTTAAGTACGACTGATAATGGGTTAATGGCTGTAATTGGCTCTGCCTTATAATTTTATGGCAAAAGAAACTATCAAAAAATTATCAGGTATCGGAATTATCACCACAATTTCTGTTGGTAGTATTCTATCTTTTTGGTATTTTGACCGTATGGGGGTACAGGCACAAATTGAAACCATTAAAACCGAACAAACAAAAAATGACGGAACACAAGACAAAGCAATTATTCTCGCAGACAAAGAACTTTCGGAAAGAGTGAGAACACTTGAAACAATACTTCCTGTTCTTCAAGACGATATTCGGGTAATAAAAAGTGATGTGAAGGAAATCTTAAAAACTGTAAAATAAAAATATGATAGACAAACTATCTCCCAGAAAAAGAGGATTACCAAAAGGTACAAAATTACCGCCTATTTCCGAAGAAATACGAATGTAATTGTAAGAAACACACTAAAATTATCAAATATAATCTATAAAGATATGTCAATCCCAATTTCACAAGAGATAAGCGACATCAAAGGAGAATTTGAGGGGGGTGTTTCTCTCTCTGTTGACTTCTATGCAATTTTACGGAGAGCGCAAAATAATGTTTTGGATAACGTTAATCCCGAAACTCTTAAAAGACGTGTAGCTATTTACGGTGGAATAATTGGAGGTATACAAATTTATTATTGCCCGGCAGACCTTAAAGTACCTTGTGATATTTACGAAAACAACGGACGTTTTGGAAACAGTCAAGTATCTTCCGGTGTATTTCATTACGTTCCCTCAAAAGAATTTTACTCCAAACAAGAATACGATAAATACACCATTGAATATATCAACGGTGTACGTTTTTTGGTTATACGACACTCAAAGACGGAACAAAGTACAACCATAGAGGAAATGGAGGCGGTAGCAGGTATCACAAGCGACCAGACACTCTCATTGAATGAACACGACTTTATTTATGGTTCTGCTTCACTCCAACGTTCTTTTTCCGCAGAAAGTGGCACAGCTTTTACTGTTGACGCGAGTACAGATTTTCTTACATCATCGGCACACGGTTTACTGAACGGAGAAAGAGTTATGGTTTTTTCTTCCACAACGCTTCCGACAGGAATTTCGGCACGGACTGTTTATTTTGTAGTAAACAAGACAGCCGACACATTTCAACTCTCTCTCACCAGTGGAGGAACGGCAATAGACCTCACTGATACTGGAACAGGGACTCACAAATGGCACGTTGCGACACAAAACGAAGTGAGCAAAACTATCACGGCGATAGATATTTCGGACTATCTCAATGGTGCGGTTCTTTTCCCGACTGTGTTCACAAACGCTTTTAATATAAACCGCGTAGAATTTGTTTTGGAAACCGATACGGAAAATTACTACACATTGACCTCCACCGCCGACAGTATCGGGGACAATTTCATTGACGGACAAAATATAATCCGTTTCGGAATGGCTGGTGTAACCACGACAGGAACTCCAACGAATACAAATATCACAAAATGGCGATTACGTGTTGTCTTAAAAGACGGGGCAACGGCACAAATTGTTGTATTGGATAAACTCACTATCCAAAAATCGGCACATTATCTTTTAGAATACTATTCAAACCGAATGTTTATTGACGGAACGACAGGAGCTTGGAAAGATACTCCGGTTGCTGGCGACAGTATCAATTTGGATCGGGACGCGAGAGGAATTATTCACTATGAAGCGGTAATCCTTATCGGGCAAAATTCAACATATATTAGTTTAAGCGCCCAAGATTTACAGAATTTTTCTGACCAACTTCGCCGAAAATACACATCTTATAACGAAGACCACCCCTCATCAGCCGAGCCAATTTCTTATAACCAAGAAAGACCACAATCTTATGACGCAGGAGGTGGAATGAATTTTGGAAGTGAGCAATTAAATATAGAGGTTCAACCATATCCTTAAATTTATGACAGTAGATAAATACAAAGGTTATTTAGAGGGAGTGGACATTACAAGCGTCCCAAAAGAGTATCTTACTTACCCAAGTAGAGATGTTTTTTGCTACAAAGGAAAAGTCGTTACTCGCGGAGGACTAAAAAATGACGGCACAGCAAAGACTGAAAACACAGCTATTCATAGTGAATACACGTGGAAAGGAGCGCCGGGTGGAGCGAAATCCCTCCGTGTGTGGGGAACGACACTCCAAGTAAAATACGGTGGAATTTGGATAACTCTTTTTACTGGATTTACCGCAGGGACGACAAGCGTTCGCTTTGCCCCTTGGGTTGACACGAATGGAAGTATCATAAAACAACGTTTAATGATGATTGACGGTTCAGACAAAATCTTTGAATGGAACGGAACTATCGTTACCGTTGCCTCATATATTGGCGATACAATCACAATTTCGGGAAGTTCAACGCTTCTTGCACTGGGTTTTGACCCGGGAAATGCTACCGCGCAAGATGTTCGTGTGGTTTCTATTACCGCAAACGTGGTTACTGGCATTGTAGCTTACGCACACGATAGCACTTGTTCGGCTCTTACTTTACACCTCACAACAACCCCAAGTCCTGTTCCCGTAGCAGGGGATTATGTAATGAGTTCGGTAAAAGAACGCACATTACTTACTGGGTTTAATAAGGAAGAAATTTTCACATATCGTAACCAAGTTTATGTAGGAAACCTATCATCGGGGCGTATTTATTACTCTCACGGTGCAACATACGCGGACGACACAGGTATTCTTTTTACTATTCCCGGGACAAAAACATCTATCACCGCAGGACTTTTGGATTTGGACGGAAACCTTACCGCAATGGCGAGTCGTAAAAATGTTTTGTGGATTTCTACGGTTGACGACTGGTTCAAAATTACAAAGGGTGCGGAAGCTAATGAATTTGGATATTGGACTAATATAGAAAAATTTGAACAAAGTGCGAGAAGTGGTGCATTGCCTCACGCTGTGGCAAATCACAAAGGCGATATTGTTTTTGTTGGACAGAATAAATATATTTATCGTATCGTAACCATTGAACTTACCGGAATAGACGATATTCGTTTGGAAAGTGATGATATAGAGGGTTTGCTCTTGCGTTTGGACGAAACCAAGGTGAGAGTATATTACGACGAACGATATATTTTTATTCTCTATCCTTTGGAAAACACACTGGTAGTTTACGATATAATTGCAGGAGAATGGCAATCACCAATGACTATTCCAATGAACTGTATGAGCGTCATAGACGGTATTCGGTATGGACATTCAAGTTCTTGCAATGAAACCTTTGAACTCTTTTCAGGACGAAATGACCTTGGTGTGAAAATTTCCGCAGTAATCGCGCCGGGGTATATCACAGGAACAAATCCTTTCAAATACCAAAAAGGGTCTACATTCGGTATGCACGCACGTGGTACGGACACCACAGAGGTTACTTTAACGCATTATTGGGAAGAAAACGGCTCAAAGGGAACAAATGAGGTGAATTTTAGCGTAGCGAACATTAAAAAGTATGGAGTATCAGATGATGTTTCTTTCGGATCACAACCTTTTGCGACACGCTCATTGGCTGGTGTAGAGGACTCCGGCGACGATGTACTTAATCCTTTCTTTGTTTTTGACAAACCGCCGTTTGCGTCTTGGTTTAATTACCGACCTGTTTGGACTATAACAGGGGAAGAGTGCGAATTTCATTTAATTGCGTGGACAATAGACAGCGAAAATTCAGATATTAAAATCGGTGGAGATTTATTTATCCCCAAAGGATAAAAACAAAAACAATTATTCGTGTTAAAATAAATATATGAAAATCGTAAAAGCTCTCAAAACTACACTCTATGCCCCATTGTCAAGTTCTGATACTTCTTTAATTTTGAAACGTTTTGTGGATTTGGACGGAAATGAACTTGCTATGTCGGATTTTGGCGATTGGGGGGTGGTTGTGTTAAAATCTGGCGACGTAGTGGAAATGATAAAATTCAGTGGGCTTTCTCAAAGTTCCACAGACACAACCTGTACCCTCACCGTTGCTACGACAGGAAGAAGTATTGCAGGAACTTCACCATACGCAGGTGCTTCAACCGGAGAAGATTTTAACGCTGGGGCAGAGGCAATTATTTCAAATGACCCTCTTACTCTTTCTCGGTTTGCAAATCTTGATGTCGCAGGAACATTCACAGAAATAATGACGTTCTCGGCACTTCCACAAACCACAGCAGGAAATCCCGTTGTTGCGAATGACCTCACAAGAAAAGCGTATGTTGACAGTGTTGTCGCTGGTATCGCCACCACAATAAACGTAATTGTCCCGGGGGTTGGAGGAGAAACTATAACGGCTGGACAACTCGTATATTTTGATGATACTGATAACGAATGGAAACTTTGCGACGCGGATACAGCCGGAACAGTAGAAAATGTAATGCTCGGCGTAGCACAAGGGGCGGGATCAAACGGTGTCGCCATAGTGGGAGGTGTTCTCGTTCGTGGTTTAGACGCAAATCAAACAGGACTCACGGCTGGTGCTATTTACTATGCCTCAAATACTCCGGGTGCTTTATCCGCGACTCCGGGAACAAAAGAAGTTACATTTGGTTTCGCTTACTCCACCACTGAATTTTATTTCAATCCTCGTTTCAACCAACAATTAACCGAAGACCAACAAGACGCACTTGCTGGTACATCGGGAACTCCGAGTACCACAAATCCTTATGCAACAAAAGCCACAACTGACCTTGCGGAAGTTTTGACCAATAAAGATACCACAGTAACTCTTGGAACTTCGGATACCCTTTATCCGTCCCAAAAAGCGGTGAAAACTTATGCAGACGCACAAGATGTAAAAACCTGTTATCTAACCGCTTCTGATACATTACAACAAAGTGCTAACACTGAACGAACTAACAATAACGGTACTCCAACCTTGTTAAAATCAATAAGAATACACCACACGGGAACTATCAGAGTAAAATTTGATGCAAAAAGTACGACCTCAACGGCTGACGGTGCTACGTTCCGGGTATATAAAAATGGTTCAACACACGGTACACAACAAACTACCACGTCTGGTGATCCTTATACAACATTTTCAGAAGATTTAACTTTCTCTGCTGGCGATTATATTCAAGTTTATGCGTGGGTAGCAGGAACAACAATCGCTTATGTTCAAAATTTTCGTATTTATTATACACAAACACTTGGACTTGATAACGCGGTAATCACTGACTAAAAATAATTTTATGGATAAAACAAAAGAACTTCTCGCAAAGGGAGAACTAATGTCGGCTCAAAACCGAATACAACCCGGCGTTCCTTTTGCGGGTTCTTCTTACGACCCAAATGTAATAAAAACCATTCAACTTGGTTCTCCGGTTCTTTCTTCCCAAGATGTTTCAGGCGAATTTTCTTCGCTCGGAGCGACTCTTAACCAAAAAACAAAAACCCAACAACAATTAGACACAGAAAACAAGACAATGGTTTCACAGGGGTATGACTCGCAAGGAAATCGTTTACCCGACCCAAATACACCACCTACGACGATGTATTCAAAGGACGGTGGAAAAACTGGTGTACAAGACCCGAACGCGCCAAAAATTCAAGTCGGAACAGACGGAAAACCGATAGTGTCCGAAACCCCTCTTTATGACAAAATGGTTTCCGATACCGCAACCAATGACGCGAAAGCTCTTGCTGACGCGGAAACAAAAAAACAGCAGGTTGCAGACCTCTTGCCAAAAACTCTCGCCCTTATAGACGACCAATACAATAGCTCGGTTCAAAACATTCAAAATACCTATACAAAACTCATAGACGAACAAACGAGAATTAACCGCGTAAAAATTGACCGTACAAAATCGTATGGTATCAACGACGCCGGAGGACAGTATCAACCTTTGGAATACACCGACGCTGTTTCTGACCAAGAACAAATCGCCTCAAATAAAATAGCGAGTTTGGAGGGAGAAAGAAATAATCTTTTGGCAACCGCAAAGCAAAATCGCGATAACGGAAACATATCGGCACTCCGCCAGAATATGACCGACTTGGATAAGATAGAAACCGATATGAGAGCAAAGACCAAAGAACTCAATGATGTCGTACAAAAACGATATGAACTTGCCGTGTCCGTACGAAAAGAACAAGAAACCAAACAAAAAGAAAGAGCCAAAAGTTTTATGTTATCGGCTCAAACAAAGTATGTAGATGAATTTGATAAAGCAAAAACCGAACAGGAAAAAGACGCGATTATAAAAAAGATAATCTTAAACTCCGGCGGAACTCTCACGGACGCAGACCGCTATGACCTATATTCCGCTCTCGTAACCGCCTCCGAAGCAAAACTTACAAAGGTTGCAGACGAAGAAAAAGCAAAAATGGAAATGCGAAAAGGAGAAGCTCAAATCAACGCCTCAAACGCCAGCGCCTCAAACGCTTGGGCAAATGCTCTCAAAACGAAAAAGGAAACAGCTCTTTTGGGTGCGGAGGGTGATAAACCTCTTTCTATTGCCGAAGTTGAAAACTTCCAATTAACTTATCCCGACGCAGGTATTCTTCCGGGAGATACAAAAACACAAGCTGAAAAGAAAGCGGGAATTGGCGCTACGCAAGGTGAACGAACAGGAACATCTACAAACGGAACAAAGATAACATTAAAAGCTGACGGTACGATAGTTGACGCGCAAGGAAATCGGTATGACTCAAATGGCGATTTAATCCCGTCGTCAAAAATAAAAACAACGGCGACAGTCGTTGCACCGAAAGCAAGTCCGACTTCCGCGATTGAAAAAAGAATTGCTGAATATGGAAATGGAAAATTCACCACGGCTGATATTCGCCACGTACTCCGAACACAAGGATTTTCAGACGTTGAAATTGCCGACTCGTCCGTTGGAAACATAGTGGAAAAAATGGGGGTTGCTGTAAACGAACTATTTAGCCCATTTAGTAGTAAAAAGAAAAAATAATATGCCAATCAAATGGGACAACGCTAGTACGCCGGTAGTGCCAACCTCAACAAATCCTACTAAAAAAAGTGGGATTGTTTGGGACGACACTCCAAAACCTGTTCAAGCAGTAACGCCTCCACAACCGGGAATTTTGGAAAAAATATCGGGTGGGTATAAAGCATACGCTGACGAAACCCGGCGTCTTGCTGGTGATATTTTTGCTGGGTCGGCTCAAATGGCGTCCTCGGTTGCGTCCGGTCTTGAATGGCTCGGTTTTAATCCCGGTGGAGTAGTAGAAAAAACTCGCGTTACTCTTGATGAAATGGCAAAAGTAAATGCCCCTGTTGATCCGACCTTTGTAGATAATCTCGCTATGGGAGTTGGTTCATTCGGTGCGTTCTTCGTTCCGGGTGTTGGTATTGCCCGAACAACCCTTGCTCTCACAAAAGTTTCTCCGGCTATCGCAATGCTTTTCGGAAACTCTGCGTCCACAGCTCTTGAAGCAATGTCCGAAGCTGGTTCAGTATATCAGTCAAACCTTGACCAAAGTGGAGATGTTGAATTGGCAAATAAAATGGCGACAAGGACTTTTTGGGGAAATGCCGTACTCATTGGTATTACAAACCGTTTCGGACTTTTCAACGAAAACTTAAAAGGCGCTCTTAAAAAAGCTATCTTCTCTGCCCCTGTGGAGGGTTTCCAAGAAGCCGTACAACAAGTAATTTCAAACCTCGCAACAGACAGACCGATTGATGAGGGCGTAAAAGATAGTTTTTTAATCGGTGCTATCCTTGGAGCAGGTGGTGGAGCATTGGAACAAGTTTTTGCAAAACCTCCACTCAAACCGTCTGAAACAGACGCGGGAAAACGCGCGAAAGAAATCATTGACGCTGGCGGTACTCCAAATGAAGCAACGCTTGAACTTTCTCAAACGCTTACACCAGAACAAGCGAAGAACATTGTCAATAGCGTTGTGAGGGATAATCTCACTCCCGAAGATGTAAATTTGACCCAAAACGCCCCTATAACCACTCCGACAGCAGAAACAGTCGTCCCAAGCGTGGAAACAACGCCAGAAGCAGGAAAACAGGCAAAAACCACCCTCCAAGACGTGTTCGCAAAGGTAGATAATACGATATTAAACCAAACCCCGGCAAATCTTCAAGAAAGCTTTAATAAACTTGATGAGGAGGTGAATAAAAGGGCAGAAAAAGCAAAAGCGGAAATGAAACTCGCTGACGAGAATTTGAAAAAAGCAAAACCAAACACCCAAGAGAAAAAAGACGCTAAATTGAATTTGGAAAAAGCGAAGACAAAAATTCGCGAAGCAAATGGCTATGTCCAAAAAACAATGGAGGCACACGCGGAGGCGTTTCGTAAATTCTTTTCCTCACACGTAAAAACTTTGAACAAAGACCTCACTGACGCGCAAGTGAATGAAATAGTGAGTAAACTTTCTGACAAAATCACGAATGTCGCGACATACGAAAGTGTGAAAAACGATAATATGGCGAAAGTTGTTAAGACCTTAGTAGATGAAATCAATCCTCCGGCGAAAACGACTACTAAAAAAGCAAAAGTTAGTACAAAAGTGGTAGAGAAAAAAGGAAAAGAGCCAGAATTTAAGGTCGGAGATGTCCTTGATCCCCAAGGGAAAACAAATATGGTTGGAAAAGTAACCATAAGCAAAATTGAGGGAAACACAATAAAATTCACGGACGAAAACGGTACTGAATTTTCCGGTATGCAAAAGTCCTTGGTAAAAACTCTTGTAAAAGAGGGGAGTTGGAAAAAAGGCGAAGCAAAAAAAGAAGCTCCCGAAGAAAAAGAAATTGTTAGACAGGTTGTTAAAAATGGTGAATACCCAAAAACTCCACGCGAATTTGCTAAAAAATATATGCGCGGATACGTTCTTCGTGGTAATACTTTGGCGTATTTATCAGAGGGTTACGGAGGAGAAACTGGCGGTGGATATTCTGTCGGTATAGGTGGATATGTGAATGGAAAAAGTATCGGAAACAAAAAAATCGCCGTTACTCAATTTGCGGGCAAAGATGTCGCGGAAATCTTTTCATTAAAAGAACTCTATGACGAAATCTTGAAAGAAAAAACCACACAAAAAGAAGAAGTAAAAAAGGTTATTGAAAAAAAAGGAAAAGCGTCCATTAAAGAAATTGCCAAAGAAACTGGTATCGTTGAACCGAATATCAGACGTATTCTTGGTGTCGGAGCAAAGGACGGAACGTTTGAGCGTATCGCCGAGGGAGTATACACTATCACGAAAGACGGAGAAAAAATGGCGTACATTATTCCCGGGGACGCACTGGAAGTAATGCCGAAACTTGTCGCAGAGGGTTTTAAGTCGGATATGGTTTTCTTGGATATTCCTTATAAAACACAAGCCGTAACAGGAGGAAATCGTGGAGTAAAGTATGACCTTATCAGTGTTGAACAATTTGGAAAAGTCCTTGATAACGTTTCGGAAATTTTAAGGACAGAAAAAAGTCCGATAATCCATATGTTCAGTCAAGCCACAAGTGGTTTGAAAGAAATGCAGAAATACAATGACCTCTTTGCTGAAAAAGGTTTTGTTGCCGTGGGTAGAGGAGGACTGACAAAATTACAACAAGACGGAATTACCGAAGTTCGGAATATGAGAGGTGATGTAATGAAGCCCGAGGGTATTCTCGTTCTCACAAAAAGCGGAGAATTGAATAAAGAATTAAAAAATCTCAATTTCAAACTCGTTCGCCCAAAAGGATACGCTACGGAAAAACCAGCACAGATGATCTCTGACCTTATTAAAATGACCACAGAGGAGGGAGATGTTGTCTTTGACCCATTCGCCGGATCGGGTGTTGTTCCGCACGAAGCAGTAAAAGCCGGACGAAAAGCCGTTGCTATTGAGAAAAAAACAGAACAAGCAAAGAAAATCGCGGAGAGAGTACAAGGAAACGATATTTTAGAAAATCTGAAAGACACATTCGGAAACGATACCGAACAAACTTTGAAAGAATTAAGAGAAAAAGACTATGTTCTTGAATTGAAAAAGACTTCAAGTATAAATGATGATATGTGGGCGGAACATATCTCTGAACCCTCACGAAAAAAGATTGATAAAATTAAAGAGGAAATTCTTGCAGGAAAAGAAATGCCACCGATTTTACTAAATACTGTCGGTGGAATGTATGACGGACATCACAGGTTGCAAGCATTTAAGGAATTAGGGGTTAAGGAAATAAAAACCCTTACCGAATTAAAGAAAACAAAGGGTGTTGTTCCTACTGGAAAAATTATTGACAAGTTGCTAACAAAAATAGAGAAAACATTTTATCGTGGTGGAGGTATGGGGTCTATGCCGAAGACGGGAACAGCCCAAGACGTATTAGATTATGAGAGAGTAGAACTCGGGAATACTGATGTTGTCGCAGAAAAAGGAGTTGACCTGTCAAAAATCCCGGCGAAAAATCTTGTTTGGTTGACCGAAACGAAAGAGTCCGCAAAAGATTATGGAAAAGTTGAAGAAGTTATTTTGAATGAGGGAGAATATCAGATTGTCGCGCGAGATAGCGACGGTGGTGTTCTTATTGACAAATTACTAATTAAAGAGGATAATAAAACAAATGGAAAAGATACTACAAATAGCCCCACTGGGGGAAATAACGTTGACGAAAACGGAGTACCCGAACCTTTACCCGTGGGCGGAAAAGAACCCGGAGGGGCTGGTGTCGCAGATACTGGGAATGGCAAGGGCGTCCGGGAACAAAAACCCGCAAAGCGTAGCAATGATATTGGAAAACGACTTGGCACACGATTAACAAATGAAGAAATTGACGCGGAAGTGTCAAAAATAGCGGAAATTGGTACTAACGGAGAAGTTAGTATCACTGGTGAAATTACTGACGAAATTTTGGAAATCGCAAACCAATACAGACCGGGCGGAGAAACAAAATCGGGACGCGGAATACTTGATGAGTATTACACCGCTTCCGAAGTCGTTGACCTCACAAAATCTCTTTTAGACTTCCCTGTGGAAAATATGAAAGTCCTTGAACCCTCTGTTGGCTCGGGGAATTTTCTCTATGCGCTTCCCGAAACAGGGACTCACGATATTCGCTCGTATGAAATAAACCCGATCACCGCAAAGATAGCAAAAATCTTCCACAATGACGCAAGAGTTTTTAACACTTCTTTTGAAACAAACTTTGTTGACGAAAGAGGAAACAAAAAATCCTTTGACACTGATTATGACTTGGTGATAGGAAATCCACCTTACGGAGAACACAGAGGGCAGTATCTCGGACTCGGAGAAGAAAAAGGAATAAAAAAATACGAAGACTATTTCGTAAAACGCGGATTGGACGTTCTCAAAGAGGGCGGAACACTTGCATTTGTACTTCCATCGTCCTTTATGGATAGAGCCACGGTAAAAAATGCCGTACTAAAAAACGCTTTCCGACTCCCGGAGGGTGCTTTCTCTGGTACGAGTATCGGAACGGATATAGTAATCCTCACCAAAAAAACCGGGGCAGAAACAAACCTTACCAAACACTTTGAAGAAAACCCCTCAACCGTTCTCGGGGAAGAAAAGACGCGCAAAAATCGTTTTGGAAAAACCGAAACGTTTGTATCAGGAACTCTTGAAGACGCAATCACTAATTTCTATCTCGCAAAAGACACTCTTGAAGCCGTTAAAATTCTTACCGATAATAAAATTCCTGTAACAGAGGAAAGTATTGCCGAACAAGAAAAATCCGTGGAAGAAGCCGGGGAGAAAGGTGCGGAAAAACTCGCCAAAGAGGAAACACACGCCAAAAAAGTTGGTAAAAAAACCATTGAGAAAAAGATAACAAAAGTTTCAACAACCAAAGGCAAGACCGTTTCACTTTCAGAACAATTTGTAAATTTAACCGAAGAAGAAACAACGGACTGGCTCGCGACTGGCTCGGACGGAGCGTTAAAAGACGGCTCTGATACAAGCAGAGCAAACTTCTATGACGGAAAATACTACATAGATTTTAATTACCTCCAAGGGGATATTTACGAAAAACTTGACCAACTAGAAAAAGACAAAGCGACCATTGGCGACAACCAATATAATACTCAAAAAGCAAAACTTCTTTCTCTCATTCCATCAAAAGAGAGCATAGGAGATATTAAACTTTCCCCAAATATCGGGTTTGTAAAGAACCTAAAAACAAATGGAGAAGACACACTCCAATCCGATTTTTTGAAGTGGCTCGGAACTGTTCCGCGTAATTCATTCGGAGATAGTAGTACGTGGGAGATCAGAGCATACACCAAAGACGAAAGCGTAACTGGAAGTGATAAAGACCTCAATGAACGTGTCCGTGTACGACGCAAAAAAATGGCAGACTCTCTCTTTGAAAAATACCTTAATTCAGAACTTACTGACTATCAAAAATCACTCGTTGCCGAAGAATACAATAAAACATTCAATTTCTATCACTCACCAGACTATTCAAAAGTACCTATCTTCGCTGATGTGTTTTCAGAGTATAAGAACGGTCAACCTCTCACCCTCAATGACGCACAAAGAGCTGGTATAGGGCGACTCGTAAATATGGGTATCGGAATTATCGCTCACGAAGTAGGTTTTGGAAAAACACTCACAGGTATTCTAGCGACCTACGAAACAATGCAAAGAGGTTGGGCGCAAAAACCTCTTATCGTTTGCCCAAGCGATAACGTTTATAATCAGTGGAAGAACGATATTGAAACACTTATTCCAAATGCAAAATTAAACTTGCTTGGAAATCTTGGAGCTTCTTTCAAAGGCGACCTTTCCTCTCTGAAAATTGAACCGGGGACATTCACTCTCGTAACCTATGAGGGATTAAAAAAACTCTCTTTCAAAAACGAAACGTACAAAAAAATGTCCGAAAAGTTTTCGTATGTTTCAGACGACCTTACCAAACATAAGACCGCACGGGACGCAGAAAAGGCAAAAGCAAAGGGTGAAGAAACTTCCGGGACAATGAAAAAAGGGACTCGTGCTGACCTATTCTTTGAAGACTTGGGCTTTGACTTAATGACATTTGACGAAATCCATAACGCAAACCATATCGTATCAAAAGTGAAACTTGCCAAAGGGCAAGCGTCCGAATACTCACGCTTTGGATTAAGAGCTTCCGACCTTGGAATGAAGACGTGGCTTGCTTCTCAATATATTCAAGACAAAACAAACGGAAGAAACGTCTATCTTCTTTCCGCGACTCCGTTTACAAATCACCCATTGGAATACTATTCTATTTTCTCTCTCGTGGCAGATAAGTCCCTCAAAAAAATGGGACTCTTGAACGTAAACGACTTCTTCGGTACGTTTATGGACGCAGAACACGACTACGAATTTAAGGCGGACGGAACATATCAGAAAAAAACCGACATAAGAAAATTCAAAAACTATCGCCAATTTAGTAAATTGCGTGATACTTATATTGACATTAAACAAGACAGCCCGGAAATTGTACGTCCTACTCGCGTACAAAAGACTTACGAAATTCCACAGAATGACCTCACAAAAGAATTGAACGCAAAAGCACAAGAGATATTTAAGGAAAACGAAAAAGAAGCAGGAAAAGGAGCAAAGACTCTCCGTGCTATTACAGAACTCCGTAAAATATCTTTCAGTCCTTACGTTTCAAAGTTTGGATCAGAACTCCCCACGCCAAGCAATAAAATGTTTGTTGAAAATTCCCCTAAACTCGCTACGGTAATGGGAATAATCAAGCAGAATAAAGCGGATAAACCCGAAGCCGGGCAAATTATCTATTCCGAAGTAGGGGTGGAGTCATTTCCTATACTCAAAGAGTATTTAGTAAAAGAAATCGGGTATAAGGCGAACGAAGTTGAAATCATTTCCGGCGGAACTCCAAAACCTCGTCGCTTGGATATTCAGGAAAAATACAACGCCGGAGATGTGAAAATAATTATCGGATCGGAAGCTATCTCGGAGGGTATGAACCTCCAAAGAAATACTACCGATATGCACTTACTATCCCTCCCGTGGAACTTTACCGCTCTCCGACAAGTAATCGGGCGCGGTTGGAGGCAGGGGAATATGTGGGCGAATGTCCGTATCAATCAGTATTTCATTCGTAACAGTGTTGACGTTTTCCTTTCTCAAAAATTGGATAACAAACAGAAAAGATACGAACAAAGTATCGCCTCAAACGCAAACGAAGTAGACGTTGGAGATGTTTCCTATAACGATATGAAGTTTGATTTAGTACAAGACCCAAAGGAACGCGCCAAACTTGAAATCAGTGCGGAAAAAGACCGAGTAGAAAATGAAATCAAACAAGCGAAAGCCGAACTCTCTTTTGCTACCAGAAAATTGGATAAAATTCAAGAAATGGACGACAAGTTAAAAACAGAAAAAGCACAACTTGTCGCGGAACTCGCCGGGGACAAAAATGAGTATTGGTTGGAAAGACACGAACAGAATATCAAAAAATATACAGATGAAAGAATTATTGAACTTGAAAATCTTTCAAAAAAAGGAATAAATGTAAAAACACTTCTTGAAACCAAGGAAAAAGGAGAACTTGAAATTACAAAACTTGAAGAAAAACTCAAAACTATTGAAACCTCTTTTGACGAAAGAGTAAAAACCCTTACGGAACAAATGCCACCAGAGGAGAACTTCTCTCACGATATGATCGCTCAATTTATGGCAGACCGCGCGGAAGAAAACAAAACATTCTATACCAAAAAAATAGAGGAGAAGAAAGAAACTATCGCTGTTGCCCCACGCACAAAAGAGGAGAAAAAAGTTGGTAAAAAGGTTGCGGTAACAAAAAAGACAGCCCCACGAGTAGAACGCACGGGTACGCAAGACAAACGCGTGCTTGATATTCTTGCAAAATCAGATATTACTGTTGAACAGAAAGTGAACGAAATCTTGAACGAAAAACAGACCGGAAAGGAATTTAAGGATACAGGTGTTCGTGTTGCCGGGTCAAAAAAAGAAAGAGCCACGATAAATACCGTCCTTGAAAATGCTGACATCGCCACCATCGCCGAAATGGTAAAATCTCTCGGTGCTGATACTATCGCGGAAACGTTGCATAAAGACGAAATTTTGGAGAAAGCGATAAAACCAGACGTGGAAGCCGACAAGAAAGCTGGTGTTCCGGCTTATATCACTGGGTGGAAAATTAAAGTCCTCAACTCTATCGGACGAACACCGACAATCGTAACCAAAAGAACCAAATATAATTCTCGTCAAGAAGTTCCGACTGACTCTCTCGTTCCGTTTCTTACGAACTATCCAAAATACTTGCAGATGTTCACCAAAGACCTTGCTGATATAAAGAATATGGAGGGTGTGAACGCTTTTGAAGCAAAATATCGCTGGAACTTTGTAAACAACGAAAGCCAGTCAATGCTCGTAAACATTGGTGTACTTGGAAAAGCCATAAAAAAGGTAATTCAAGACGGTACAAACATCGGACGTGCTATCGCAAACGTGCAAGACCAGTTAGGAATTATCGCGAACCCGGGAAGAAAATCAGAATACTCCGAACGCTATTACGGTTTGGATTATTCCTCTACCGGATATTATGCCACAAAAGAGGAAGCTATCGCAAAAACCGAAGAATACAAAGAAGACCGTATTAAAGACCTCAACGATACTCTTGACCTTTACAACAACAATTACGATCACTGGTTGCCAAAGAAAAAAGCCATTGAACAAAAAAGCGACGACTCACACGCAAACTTTAAGCCATTGGATAAGGTAGAAAGAAGCGAACCAGACATTGCGGACGAAAAAATAAACCCGGAAACCTTGATGAAAGAAAACGGATTTAGATCGGTACAGCTCGGTAACTATATGGACGACGCAACCGCAAAAGAACACCTCCGCTATACTATCGGGGCGGTACAAGATATGTCCAAATTACTTGGGGTGGACTTCCCGAAACTCATAAACAAAAAAGGACTCTCTATCGCTTTCGGCGCTCGCGGAGGTGGACGTTTCAACGCTCACTATGAACCCTCACACAATATAATCAATCTCACCAAAGGCAGAGGGGACGGCTCATTCTTCCACGAGTTTATTCATTTCCTTGACGAAAAATCAAACTCCGCAGGGTATCGCGGGACTCTCTCATCAAAAAAGGATAGGTGGTATCGTTCCAACCCTCTTGATATGGACTCGGCAGAACTTATGTCCGCCCTCACAGGAAAACGTATCAACAAAGTAAAAGAATTTACCCCAAGAGAAGACCCCTATATTTTAGACCGACCCGAAGACCCTGTTATGGTGATGAGAGCGAATGGAAAAACTTTTGAAGAAGCTATCGCGTGGGCGAAAGGTGCGACCTATCCGGGAAGTAAATTTCAAGACATTGCTGATGTTTACCGTAAAAACGTAAAAGAAGAAGCAAAAGTCTATAATGAAAAAACCGCATTTTATGACGGCGCTGTTTTACTTGGTGGTGGTTCGCAGGAGTCGTATTGGTCAAGACCTCACGAACTTCTTGCCCGGGCTGGACAGGCGTATATTGAAGACAAAATGATAGAAGCCGGAATGAAAAACAATTACCTCACCCGAACAACCTTATCAGAGGGAGAAACTTCATACGACAAATTCATTAAAAACGCATACCCCCAAGGTGATGAACGAAAGATTTTCAAAAATCTTTTTGACAAAGTTTTTGAAGACATTGCAAAGGACTATCCTTTCAAAGATTATAACATTGGGGACGCACGCTTTAAGTTTGTTGATAAAGTCCTTGATGTTATCGCTCCTTACCAAACAGAAAAAGCCACTGTTGGCGTGAATGACGCTATGTGGTACTTGAATGACGCAAGAAAACGCCTTGGGATAGACTTTGACACGTACCTTGTATCCTCTATTTTGGGAACGAAGACCGATATGACAACCAAAATGAGTAAAGAAATTGAAGCTTGGGGAGTAACTTACGACAATTCCATTGCTCTCGTTCGCCAGATGGCAACCTACACAGCACCACACGAACTCGGACATCTTGTACTCGCCAACATTGAAAAAATTGGAGTATTCAAACGCGCAGGACTTACTCGCGAAAAACTTTTGAAAGCACAGGCGGAAAAAATGGGGATAGTGTGGAACAAGCAAACTGACAAAGAAATTGAAGAACAGATAATGCTGAACTTTGAGAAATATCTTGACAATAAATATAATCAGGGTGGAATTATCAAAAAGTATTTCAACCTCTTGAAAATTCAGTTGGTAAAATTTGCCAAAGCGATAATTGGAACAAAGGGCGACATCGTGAAAGATTTTTACGACCTACTTGATGAGGGACGAACGAATGACGAAGAAATGGAACGCATTGAGAACTCCGGTATTATTGAAGCGTTTATGTCCGAAAATGACACAGACGTTTTGGAGGGCGACAAGGTGGAAGAATTTGCGTCAATGAAATTTAAGGAAAAACCGAAAGACGCGCGACTCCAAAAAATCTCTATCAAATATAATGACTTGGTAAAAAAACAAGTTGAAATTGAACAGGGTATAGAAACGTGGAAAAAAGACCTTGAAATAAATATCGCAAAAGCCGAACAGACCGCAGAGGTAGTAAACGAAGCCCCGGAGAATGTAAAAGACCTTTCTCGCTTTACGAACAGAAAAGCACCGCCAGTCGGACAACTTACCGACAGAGGTGAAGCAATGGTTGAAGAATTGGGATTTGCGAATAAAGAACTCGCACAAGCAGAAATACACGATTATCTCCAAACAAAAAACGAACTCGTTACCACAAGAGCAAAACTCCGTGAACTTCGCCGTGCAATTTCAGAAGCACGGACGACTAAAAAGGCAGACAAGACAGTACTCCGCGACCTTGAAAGACGTTTGAAACTCCGAAAAAGATACTTGGAACAGAAAGATATTGCGGTTAAAATCGGTGTGAACAAAGGAAAGAAACAACAAATGCGAATGATATGGAAACGCGGACGTGTACTTTCCGCAATGCAAGACGCATTTACTCTTGGGGATAAGAAAGCAAAAGAGATTATCGGCGGAAGAAAAATCCACTTAATGAGCGAATGGGAATTTAATAATTTCCTTTCAGAATTTGCGTCCAAAGCTGAAATCATTTCAAATACTCTATCCGCACAAGACGAACTGAAATCTTATATCGCAGAAATGGAATTTAAGAAAGAAGACAATCTCCGAAAAGCACTCGGACTTCCAACCAACGAAAAAATGAACGAAAGCCAAGCCAAGCAATATCTTGACGCACTTTCAAAGTACCAATTCGGCGATACATTCCTCACAAAAAGAGAACTTGAAACCGTACACCGGACAGACTGGGGAAAAATGGAAACCGAAAGGGAACTTTTGGCAAAAATGAAAACCCATATCGGAGTAGGAAAAGAAGAAATGATGACACTGGAAGCCCCACAAGATAAAGGTAAATATACTTCGTGGATACGACTTGCAAGACAGCACCCATTCTATAATTGGTTAATTCAAAAAAGAATTATTGCAAAAATTCAAGCCGAAAGAGAATTTTTCGCCATTGAAAAAGAAGTAAACAAACTCGCTACTTCCGCGCGAAATTCACGCACTCGCGGTGTTGGGGACGTACTCGTACCGACTGACGACATTGTATTTGGATATTTGGAAGCCGAAGACAAGGAAGCATACGCCACCAAGGAGAAAATGACCCAAGCCGAAAAAGACTTTGCCTCATATCTTATTACTCAATACTTCAATGCTTACGAATATCTGAACTCTGAATACGGAATGAAAGGACGCAAAAATTATATGGTACACACCCGACGTGATTTTTGGGAGGCACTGAAAGAGGGAGGCGTAATGTCTGCTCTCCGGGAAACAATGACCGCGCAAAAAGAGGAAGAAGCCGGATTTAAGATTTTGGACGAACAGACAGGGGACGTACTCGCGTTTGAAAAGTTCTTTGGCAATATGATGCACCGAACAGGGGGTATCGTACCATCAAAGAACGTCGCAAAGGCGTCCTTACAGTACTTTAAGGCACTCGCAACCAAAAGAGCAATGGACTCGTTCATACCAGAGGCATTACTCGCGGTACAGGCACACAAGGCACTCAAAGGCACTACTCCGAAAGGACTCTCTCTTGATCCAACAGTGGAGGGGTTTGTAAAACGTTTCTTGAATGACGCCAAAGGCAGAAAGATAGATTTTGTAACGGAACAGGGTTCAAAAAAAGATATTGCACTCCGTACCGCAATTTCTCTCACTTCTTTGAAATATCTCGGTGGTAATGTTGCCTCCGCTATCGGAAATATGTTTGGCGACTTCGTTGCCATAGGGTGGGAGCTGAACGCAAAAGAAGTTACCGCAGGACTTGTACGCTCTATACAATTAAAACGAGCAAGCGAATTGAATAAACAGTTTGCGTATTTCACCGGAAGAAATCCACTCTCGGAGGTTTTTGATACCGAAAACAATTTCCCGGCGCAAATTAAACAAGGGCTTATGGTTCTTATGGGTATGGCTTCATTCCAAAGTAGTAAATTCTTCCTCCGTTCTAAATTGACAAACGCGGAATTTATGTCTGGGATTGTTTCAGATGAACGTTTGGCAGAAATCGCCAGCTCATTAAACCGCGTGAAGCCGAATAAGTTTTACATCAAATCTCTCGCCGGAAATACTACAATGGGTAGCGCGTTCTCTCAATTCGGTTCGTGGGCTATCGCAATGTCAAACGCTGTCGCAAGCGACGGTATGGAAGTAATAAAAATGGCAGGAAAAGGAGAATACAAAAAAGCGTTTACAAGCAGAGAAGCACAAAAACTCGCGAAGTTCACTGTCCTTGCCGGATTATTCCTATGGATCGCCTCCCTTGTGGACGTTGACGACGACGACTACTCTCTCGGAGGACGAACAATGAGAAGTATAAAAAACAACCTCTCAACACTCTTTCAGTCCCTCCAATTCGTTACCGACCCGACAAATTACTTTATGATAGTTCAAGAAGTCATAAACGTTTCAAATCTCTTTACTCAAATTCTCACACAAGAAGAATACAAAAAAGACGGTATCGGATATGCAAAAGGCGACCCGAAATGGATAAATTCAGGAGAAAGGATTATAACGCCGTCCGTATTAAAGCAGTTTTTCCCGAAGACAAAAGAGGACAGCGAAACGAATGTCGTATCCGAAGCTATATCTTCTGGGAATTTCAACGCGCCGAATATCGTTGACGAACTCTACAAAACTGAAATCGCTGACAGAGCTGATGATGTCAAAAACCAAAAAGAATACCGCGATAGAAAAATTGGAGAAATCACCCGACTCTATTATGCGGAAAAAAACTACAAAGACGACCCGGTACTTGATATAGTTATCAACACCCAGAGTACAGACGATACGGTGGATAAGATGATACAATTAGGTAAGACATTGGGGGAGAAAGAAGTTTACTTAAAATTAAGAAAACTGTACGGGGACAGAAAACTATGCTCAAATTCAACAAAGAAAACAGGGTGTTTTGTTTCCGGGAATTTAATTAAAGCTTATCAGATAGCTCGTAGAAAACAAAAAATATGAAAGACAAAACAATTCGTATCTTAATCGTGAAGAACAATTTGAGTGTGGACATCTCGTCCGAACTCAATAGGTGGAAAGAGTATGAACTAAAATACTCCGGCTTGGAATTGGATTTTAAGGTGGTGGAAACCTCAATCCCTCTCAAACATAAATCGTTTGGGATATACACGATGTTGGAGGGTGCGAAGACCGACATGTATGGTTTGGACGGAGTAAAGGATCAGTTGAGAAAACTCGGAACAGTACCGGAGTTCATATATCATGCGGTTTTCTTTATCTACAACATTGAACAAACAGAGTTTTTCCGAAGCAAATCAACACAGAGTTTGGGAGCGTGGACATATTTTCAAGAATACAGCCCGGGAACTATCTTTGTGGAACTTCCCTCTTTCCCGATTTTGACGAATGACCTTTTGAGAATTTTGACGCATGAAATCAGACACGTATTTGTTGCACGACTTCGCCGACTTGGTATTCCTGTATTGGATTACATGGACTCCACCCCGAAAATGACAGACTGCGCGACCGGACAGGTTTCTCCGACAGGAAAGTGTTTGAAATGGTTTCCTTATTATAAGGAATATGATATTTACGCGTTGGACGGAAACAGAGCAATGGAAAACAGCCTACTCTTTTCTCTCTTTGATCGCGTACCGGAACAGCCGGAACTTGATACATTTATTACTCAATTAAAAAATAAAATCATGGCTCTACAAGAAAAACTCTTTGGGAAACCTGTTACGGCAGGTATCACGAAGTGGGCGGAAGCGATCAAACAACATGAGGGTTGGTTCATCGGATCGCGTTCGTACCGAAACAACAATCCCGGAAATTTCAAATTCTCTCCGGTTGGGTATCGTTCCATTTACGGAACAGTTGGAAAAGACGACAAAGGTTTTGCTATCTTCCCAACTTACGAACTCGGTTGGACGTATCTTGTGAACTCTCTTAAAAATCAGTGCTTGGGAAAAAGCGAGGGATATTTTTCAGGAATGACTTTACAAGCGTGGGCAAAAAGGTATTGTGAAGACGACAAGAACACCCCGGAAGACGACCAGAAAGTATACGCCGATGTAATCTCCAAAGCTATTGGAAATGGGGTTACTCCGTACACCTCAATTATTAACATTTATAACATTGTATGAAAAACTTTTTTAATCTCGTAGGGCAATGGATAAAGGACGTTTTAGTCATTGCTTGGAAGTGGGTTGTTTGGTCTTCGGCTGATCCAGCCAAAACCTCTCTTACCATTAAAGCGTTGCTCGTGAGTGGAGTAACTTATCTGACGGTGGTGTTTCAATTTGCAAACATCAATATGGGAAGTTTTGAAATGAATGTCTTAATAGACGGTATCGTGTCGTTCATTCAAGCGATCCTCATGGTGGTTTCAACCGCCACCGCGTTGTTCGGACTTCTCCGAAAGTCCTACAAAACAATCAAAGGAGAAAATCCGGTAATACAATAATTATCCACCATTTACCCGACATCAGGAAAATGGTATCATAGAACTTTAAGGTGGATACACCTATTATTAACTAACGACAAAATTATGAAAAAATTTGTTGTAAAAGGGTATGACGCGACAGTGGAGAACGTAGATATTTTAGGAGAAGTAAGAAAGGTCGGTGATATCGTAGAACTCACTGACGAGCAAGCTCTCTCTTTGGTTCAGTCCGGGAAACTGGAAGAAGTCAAAGAAGAAACCGTGGAAGCCGGAAATGTTGCCGGAGAGCTTAAACCGGAAGCCGGTGAAGCCGGACAGGTTATCACTCCGTCCGAAGTCAAACCGGAAACAGCAGAACAGGAAAAAGGTGATGAGGGAACTGACGAGTCAAACGCCGAAGTTGACCAAACGAAGCAGGGAGAATAAAATAAATACATGGGCTTTGCCCCGTGATCGTACAGCGATCTCTTTCGCAAAAATATCCCCACTCGGGGGTATTTTTGTTTTCTATATGTGGTATAATATATTCATGTCATTCCTCGCAATTATACATTTATTTTTTGGACACCCAAAAGTTGACTGTGTTCGCTTGCTGGATCGTCCGTGCGTGAAATGTAAATGCGGAGAAACTATTTGCCATTCTGATTTTTATTTATGATCACACTTGAAAGTACAAAATCCGAAATAGACGACGCTCTTTGGGACGCTGTTTCAATTTACTATCGTATGCTCTATACGGACGATAAAGGATATGGAAGATGTTATACTTGCGGAAAGGTTATCCATTATAAAAAATGCGATTTAGGACACTGGTTGAGCCGTGCATACAAGGCGATCAAGTTTAATCCAAAACACCTTCGTACCCAATGCAAACAGTGTAATGGATACGGCAACGGACGACCCGATGTGTTCCGGGATAACCTTGTAGATGAAATAGGAGAGGAGGAAGTGAACTGGCTGAACACTCACAAAAACGATCCACACCCGACAAAAGAATTTATGTTTTCGGAACTTCAAAGATATAAACAGTTGACTAAAAATCTTCCATTGAAAGCTCTTGAATAAAAAGGTATAATACAAGTGAGGGTATTCCACTTCCCTCTCTCGTAATGGTATTCCCCGATACTCATTACAAAAACAACCGCGCTCGCGGTTGTTTTGCTTTCCACAAGTTATCCACATATTTGTTTTGCGTGTCTACTACTCTTGGGGTATACTAAAATAGTTGAGAAAGGAGTCGGTATTTTTAATACCAAAATACCCCACGCCGACACTTTCTCAACAATCGTGTTTGTGGGGTATTTTGTATAATTAAACATTAACAATTTTATGGCAAACAGAAGAATGTTCTCCAAGACGATAACAAATTCCTCAAACTTTTTGATGATGCCGTTGTCTTCACAAGGACTTTATTTTCATCTTGGAATGAACGCGGACGACGACGGATTTTGTGAACACTTCGCTATTATGAGAATGGTGGAAGCAAAGCCGGACGACTTGAAAATTTTACAAGCAAAGGGGTTTATTCAGATATTTGACGAGAGGGTACTCGTGATACGCGACTGGACGGAAAACAACTACCTCCGAAACGACCGATACACACCTAGTAAATATCTTGCTATATATAAGGACGAAATAAAGCGGTTGACATCTGGTATACCACCGGTAGACACAGGTAAGGATAGGATAGGTAAGGATAGGATAGGACAACCTACGGGGCAAGCCCCGATAGTGGACACTCCGAAAGAAAAAAAGAAGTTTACGACACTCGGAGCAGACCTCTTAAAAGAATTTGAAAACGTTGATGTTAAGAACGGACGATATTACGGAGTTCCGGCGCAACGCTTGGCTTGTGATTGGCTCATTGAGCAGTATGGTTTTGAACTCGTTAAGAAAGTTATAAACGCACTTCCCTCATTAAACAAAATGCCGTACTTTTCAAAAGCATACACACCGTGCCAACTCCGCGACAAATGGACAGCAATACGCGACTTCATTGTTCAAGAGCAAACACTACGAAATAAAGAAAAAGATAAATATAAAGTTATATGAAATATGTAAAAATTATCACTGGTTTCCGGGACGACCAATTCAAACTTATCCCGGCGGAAGAAGCACACAAAGCGTACTATCTTTTTACTCACCCAAACGAGCGTACTGTATTCTCAAACGGCGTGATGTTGGTTGGTTCGGAGATTAGAGATGTTCAACCTGATATTAACGGACTTATGGGTTGGAAAGAAAACTACCACCCTACCGCCGAAGATATGGGGTACGTTCCAAAAAGTTTTATAAAAGAAGCCCGCGCATTTCTTCTCGGGGCAAAAGACATATCATATCTCGCAGAAAACAATAACGAATTTTTGCGATTAACAATAACCGAAAGCCGACAAAAGATTTTCTTATTAGATGTTCAAAAAGATACACCACAAATTTTATGAACAATAAAAACAACTTAAAAATTGGAGATAAGATAATGGTAGAGCAAGCGTGGGAAGATGAAGCCGGAAATTACCACGACGAGGTTGCGGAAATTAAAAACATAGACTCGGACGGACAAATGCGACTTGATTTTCTTGAAGCAACAAAAGAGGTAAAAGAATTTCTTTCTCACACTGACGGATATTACGCTAATGATTTTACAAAAGAACTATGAAAAAACAATCTGACGCAAGTCGTGAATATCACGAAATAAATAAGTGGATACCAAGAATATATACCGACGATGAATTATTAAAGTTTGATAAACTGATCCGAGAGAAGTTTGGAGAGCCGAAGAAACTCCAAAATGGAAATACTTTGAACGTTCCGAACATTGATAAATTCCTAAAATACGTCCGCGCAATTTCACCAAACGGAAGTATCTATGTGGAGGTGTTGCAACAAGGATACGGAGATACCCCAACCCAATACAAAGAGCCGACACGGTACAAGTATTACTGGAACTTGCTAAACCAATGGAGTAGCTGGAACGCACGGACGAAATACGGACGCCAAGAGCAGTTGAAAGCATACGAGAGTTTGTCCCAAGAAGTTAAAGAACTCACTGACAATGAGATACGACAAAAGGACTGGGGAGCAATGGCTGATAGCATAACCGAATTTCCTTTTTGAGTTATCCACACAAACACTGGACAAGAAAAAGGGACTATGATAAGATTAAGATATTAACAATAATCATATAACAAATATGAAAACAGTGGAAAAAGAGCCAAACGCTCTACCGGGAACACCGGAGAAAAAGGGGAAAGAGGTAGTGAAAATATCGCACGCGAATATCTTTGAGGCACTGTCGGCGTTTCAAGGAGAACTCACGACTATTGAGCAAAGCAAGAGTGTGAAGTTCAAAACGAAAGACGGACGCGAAGTTGATTTTAAGTACGCGCCTCTCTCGGAA